GTGAAGGCGTCCCTCTACCCTGCGCAAGAACTGCGACGACGGGCACTGGCCTGGGCGGTGAAGCTGTGTGTCAACCCGCGCGTCATTCGGGTCCAAGAGATGCGCAGGAAGTGGGGCTCGTGCTCGTCCGCCGGGACGGTCACCCTGGCCGCCGATCTGGTCGCGCAGGATGAGCGCTTCCAGGACTACGTCATCGTCCACGAACTGCTGCATCTGCGTTACGCCAGCCACGGGCGGATGTTCAAGGCGCTGATGAGCGCGCATGTGCCAGGCTGGCGCGTGCTCGAAATGCGTCATCAGGAGAGGAATGAGGAGTGAGCATCCATGGGCAGGTTGATCGAGGGTGATGACGGGTTGCCAGCCGAGGATGTTGGTGTCTGGGCGAAAGAGAAGCACCAGTACCTTTGTCGCTACATCGACATTTCGCGAGCGGTCCGCTCTGGATGGACGGCGGCGGGCAAGGCTGGTGCCACGTTCATCGATCCCTTCTGTGGTCCAGGGCGCGCGAAAGTTCGCGAGACTGGTGAGTGGATTGATGGGGGTGCAGTAGCCGCCTGGAAGAAGAGCTGCGAGGGCGGTGCCCCTTTCACGCAGGTCTTTATAGGCGACATTGATGTGCAAAGGCGTGAGGCCAGCGCGAATCGATTGCGCCAGCTAGGAGCCTCCGTCGTCGAAATGGACGGATCAGCTGTTGATGCGGTTCGGCAGCTTGTTCCGACCCTGAATCCTTACGGGTTGCACTTCGCATTTCTCGATCCGTTCGATTTGGCGACGCTTGACTTCGGCATCATCGAGGCCCTCTCGACACTAAAGCGAATCGACATGCTGGTCCACGTAAGTCAGATGGACCTACAGAGAAATCTAATTAGCAATGCGACCTCGGACGATTCGGCATTCGATGTCTTCGCTCCTGGCTGGCGCCAAAGCGTTTCCATCGCTCAGGGTCAGCAAGGACTGCGGCAGGAAGTCTTTCAGTACTGGCGCGACAAGGTAGCGAGCAGACAGGTCTGGCCGTCGACCGAGATGCGCCTGATCACCGGCAGCAAGAATCAACCGCTGTACTGGTTGCTTCTGGCTGCGAAACATGAACTCGCCCACAAGTTCTGGGCCACCGCATCTAATGTCGAGGGGCAAGGCAAGTTGTTCTAGGCTCTCATGGTGGCCAAGGTGCTCGGGTAGTCATCCCACGTGCGTCCCCGAAAGACACGACCGTTCGCCTTCTTGTGGCGCTTAACACCGTCGGCGCCCCAGCCGCCCCACTGCTTGAAGAAGAACGCCGCGCCTGCGGCCTCGGCCTGTGCCTGCACGTTTGCCACCCACTCCTCGCGCATCGGCCGGGCTTTGTGCCCGGACTCGCCACCGACGATGACCCAATGAATGTCGCGCAGGTCGATTCGCCCGAGGTCTTCCAGCAGCGGCTCGACGGACAAGAATCGAATGTGTGCATCGACCTTGCGCAGGTGTGCGATGCGCGGAACACCGTACTTCTTGTCTTCGACCGACACTCCAAGCCAAACATTTCTCGGGCAGGCACGGCGAGCAAAGTACTCCGGTAACCGTTCCGCGCGCTTGGTGAGGATCTGGTACGTGTGGTGAGGGGTACGCTCGATGATCGAGAACACACGATCCAGGAAGGCGTCCGGAACGGCCTCGTGGAACAGATCGCTCATGCTGTTGACGAAGTACGTTGTCGGCTTTTTGCGCAGCAGGGGCTGTTCGAGCCGGGTCTCATGCAAGGTGAGCTTGAACTCGTTCTCGTAGCCAGGCGCACCCATGGCGTGGAGCCTGCGCGCCATCACTTCCGCGTAGCAGTTCTTGCACCCCGGTGAAACCTTGGTGCAACCGGTGGTTGGGTTCCACGTCTGCTCAGTCCACTCGATGGTCGATTGAGTTGCCACGTCAGCCTCCAGTGATTTGAGGCGCAGCACGCGTAACGCGAGTCTGCGCGTGTTCGGACACAAAGGCATCCACCAACCGAGATAGCGCCAAGCGCGCCTGCCGCAGGTCGGGGTCCGCCAGGGCGGCGCGGATGCGTTCTGCCAATTGGTCGGCGGTGGGGGCGTCTTCCGCCTTTGCCGCATGCACCAGCTGCATGCACTGCTCGATCACTCGGATCGGCGGGCTTGCCTTGCCGCTCTCGTAGCGACTCACCGAGGACTGTTTTACACCCAGGAAGGCAGCGAACTCCTTCTGGCTGCGTCCGTTGCGAGCAGCTTTGACCAGTTCTCCAACGCTGGTGATCGCCATTGCCTTAGCCGTTGATGCGTTAGGAGCATAATCTACCATGTCAATGCGTTTAGTGCATATGCGGCCATGCTCCCGGGTCTGTCACCCGGGCACGAGCAGACGCGCCTCGGCTTGCCGTCGAACCACCAGGCCTGGCAACACCTTCCCGCCGCCGTACACCCACCGGCGAAGTTCAGCGACGGCGGCTGACCAGTCCCGCTGATTGACCCGCCGCCGCAGCGTCGAGGTCTGCAGCCGCCCCGCGCCGAGGTTGAAGGTGAAGTCCACGATGGCCGCGAGCCGGTTCTCGGGCTCCGCGGCCAGCACCGGGCAATAGCGCAACGTGGCGGCGAGCGCCACCTTCAGATCCTGGGCGAGGTAGGCCTCGGCCTCGCCCACCGTAATCGGTGGGTGCGTGGGATCGCAGAGGTGACCATAGCCGATGGTCCAGTACCCGGCCGGGCAGATGTAGGGATGCGCGCGGTCGGGGTCGTGCTTGGGCACGCGATGGAAGCCCTCGAAGCGCTTGGCCAGGTCGATGGCCGCCTGTGGGACGGCGATCACTCCCTGTGTCATGCTCTCACCCGGTCGAACACGCGGCCCAGGAACCAGAAGTTCAGGACGCCTGCCCACAGGGCCTGGTCGGCCTCGGTCCAAGCCGCCTGGATCGCCGGGATCCAGTCCGCCCCGGTCGCGACGGCGCCCACGAAGGCGGCGGTCTTGGCGGCGCAGTAGAGGGCCATGAACCAGTAGGTGATCACGGGGCGGACGCTGCTGGAGAGCGCATCGGCCCACTTCACGCCAGGCGCTCGGCCCTGCGCCGCAACCGCCTCGCGCAGGGTCTCGAGGGCGCCCACGTTCCAAGCGGCATCGGCCCCGGCGCCGATCTCGGCCATGCGCTGCGCACCGCGCAGCTTCTCGAATTCCAGCGCCTTGTCCTGCATGGCCAGTTCATGGCTGCGCTCGCCCTTGCGGTCGAGCCACTTGAGGATCTCCGGCGCCAGACGGAAGGCCCCGCCGAGAAGGCCACCGAGCAAGGTCTCGATCATTGGCTACCTCCCATCAGCTTCAGCTTGATGGCGGCGCCCACCAGCAGCGCGGCCAGGATGCCGGTGGTGATGACCTTGACGGCGGTCTGCCAGGCCGTGCGGCGGGCATCGCGCCAGGCTTCGAGCAGATCGCGCAGCTCGCGGATGTCCTTCGCCGCACTGCCGTTCTCCAGCCCGAGATGGGCAAGGCAACGCTCGGCTCCGCGTTCGGCGGCGCGGGCGAGCAGTTCGTCGAAGTCCTCGCGGCGCAGAAGCAGCATGTTCTCGACGAGCGCAGGCTGTTGTTGTTCGGATTCGGTCATGGCGGTCTCCAAAAATGCGAAACCCGCCTGATGCACGTAGCACCAAGGCGGGTTCAGTGGATAGCGGCGGGATAACGGTCAGACGGCGATGCCCGCGCTCCAGCCGCCGGGCTTGAAGACAGCAAGCTTGGCCTCGTCCTCGATGTAGGCCAGCCACCCGACCTGGGGTGCGTGGTACTCCCAGACGCCGGCGATGCGCACGGCGATCTGGTCGGTCTTGCCGGCCCAGGCACCAGTGGCGCCAGCGGGGATGATGTATCGGTCGCCGTCGGCCGGGCTGGTCGGCGGGGTGGTGGCGGCGCGGCTGATCACGGACAGCCCCACGATGGCGCCCAGGCGCTTCAGGTTCGCGTCCATCCCGGTGTGCCAGCCGGACTCGCCCAGCGTCCAGCCGTAGACGAGGCCCAGGTTCGGATCGGTCAATGGCATCGGTTCATCTCCTCAAGGTGTCGCAAGACTCGGCAGTGGCCCCAAAGCCGTGCTGCGCGCGCGGTGGTGGTGCTGGTTCGGGTGCTGCCGCCAGTGGCGACCGACGAGGGGCAGGTGCAGCACGCTGCCCTGCCTGGCCACGAGGCGGGTGAGGAGCCAGTCGGCGCCGGCGTCGAGATCGGCGATGCGTGTCAGCACCGGCTCGACGGCGCTTCGGCGCATCACGATCAGGCCGTGCACATGGCTGGCCGAGTGGGCGTGCTGGAAGGCGCTGTAGGCCAGTCGCCGCACGCCGAGGGGGCGGCCGTCCTCGTCGATCAACGCCTCGTCGGTGTAGGCGAGCACGGCCTGCGGGCTGTCCTCGAGCGCATCGGCCAGGGTCGCGAAGGCGCCGGCCTCGTAGCGGTCGTCAGGATCGACGAAGGACACCAGCGGCAAGGTCCCTCGCGCGAGGCCCGCCGCGCGGGCCTTCCCGACACGCCCCCGGAGGCCGGGCAGCAGGTGCAGGCGGATCGGCGCGCCGGCGAGGCTCGCGATGCAGGCCTCGCGCCATTCGGCCGGCTCGTCGAGGGTGAGCAGGTGCACGTCGATGCGCGGCTGCTCATTCATGTCGAGGGTCACCTCCATCACACGCCTCCCCAGTACTGCCCCCAGCGCAAGCCATAGCCGGCGCGCTCGACGCTGCGCACCTGCGCCTGCCAGCTCACAAGCCCATCGCGCTCGGCTTCGATCTCGACGGTGGCGCGATCGCCCGCGACGCCGGCGTCCGCTGCGGCACTGGCCACGTCCCAGGTCCAGGCGTGGCCGGCGAGGCCGGTCTCGCTGCGCACCAGGGTGCCGTGCCGGTCGCGTATGCGCACCCGGTAGGTGGTGCCCGGTTCTGGGCCGATGTCGCCCTCGTCCTGACGCACGAGGTAGGCGGTCTGCAGGGTGCGGTCGCGATGCGCCCAGGTCAGGATCAGGTCGCCGGTGACCACGGCGGGCTCGCGCTGGCCGTTGATGCGGATGCGCCCCGGCGGATAGGGCCTGCCCTGGCGGCCGGCGAGCACGAGGGGCGCACCGTTGGCAGCCAGCACCTCTTCCCCTTCGGCGCTGGCCGTGCGCGGGATGGCGGCCACAAACACCGACTCGCCCGGCGCGCGCTCGGCCGTCTCGGCGGCGAGCCACTCGCCCACGCCCACCAGCCGCGTGCCGACCGGATGCATCTGCGGTGTGGTGTCGAGCACGCCGCGGGCGAGGTCCACCGTGCCCGCGGGGGCATCGAAGGCGAGTATGGCGACCGCCTCGCGGATCTGCCCTGTGGCATCGACCAGGTAGGCGTAGTCGCCGATGCTCAGGCGCTCGGGCTGGGACAGCGCCGTCACCGGCACGGTGAGCGCATCGGCTTCGCTCGCCGGCAGCGCCTGGCCGAGCGTGAGCAAGGGCGCGTAATCCTCCGGGGCCACTGCCCCGAGATCGGCGTTCGCGGGCCCGGTGGCGAGCTGCCAGTTCAACTGCCCCGTGCCGCCCGCACAGGCCAGGGCCCCCACGTAGGTGTCGGTGTCGGTGAGGTAGTCGAGATCGGCCCGCGACAGCCGCCGCGCGAGTTCCCAGTACGGCACCTCGACGGCCAGCACCAAGGCGGGTGGCAAAGGTTCGATGGTCGGCTCCTCGACGTGCGGTGGCGGCGGCGAGAGCACGGTGTTGCTCATGCCGAACACGTCTTCCACCGCTTCGATGCGCCACTCGGCCGCGCCCAGCGCGCCCGTGTCGATGCCGGTGACGCGCACCACCATGCGCTCGATGCCGAGACGCGGCCAATGCAGCAGGAACACGTCTCCTGGCAGGGGCGGGCGCTCCAGGGCGGAAGGGGCGATGGTCAAGGTCATGCGCGCCAGTGGCGAGCCGAGTGCGCGCAGGTCGCGCAGCGCGAGCCTGGCGGCCAGCGGACCAAAGTTGACGCCCGGATAGTCGCGCCGCTGGTTGATCACGCCGCCTTGCAGCTGGATGGCCGCAAGGTTCTGCACCGTGACCGTGGCCTCGCCGCCGGTGGCCCAGTCGGTGTAGACCACGGTGATCTCGTTGGGCAGTTCCCCCCACTGCGCGCGCTCGAAGCGCTCCATGCGCACGATCTCGTCAGGCCCGAGCACGGGCAGACTGTCGATCCAGTAATCGTCGCGCAGCAGCTTCAGTTCGAAGGTGCCTTGCTCCGGATCGACGTAGAGGATGCCGCCGATGTGGTCGAGCACCTGGGCGATGAAGGCCTCGATGGGCTGCTGGCGCGTCCACAGGAAGTTCAGGCCGAAGCCCTCGATGGACAGGGCCCAGGCCGCGTTCCAGAAGCTCGCGCCCAGCGTGCTCTGCGGATAGCCCATGCCCCAATGCGGGTCGGTGAGGCACTGCACCAGGATGTGGGCTGGGTTCATGCCGACGGTGACAGAGGTGCCGGTGTCGGCATCCCAGGTCCGCACCTCGGCGTTCCAGGGCATCCAGGGTTCGTCGTGCCAGCCCGCCGTGAAGCGGCGCACGCGCACCGCCCAGGGCTTCAGATACGGGTTGTTGGCGGCGAACAGGATCTTGCGTGCCACCAGGGACAGCACGCCACGGAAGGCCGGGATGGCCGCGCCAAGCCGGCCCATCAGGTAGTCGTTGCGGCCCTGGGTGGGCGCGCCGTCCATCACGTCGATCTCGCCCACCACGCCGCCTTCGCGTTCGTCGCCGCCGAAGAGCCCGGGCCGGTCGATGTGGATGCGCCCCAGCCCATGGCCGCTCGACAGTGGCAGGCGGCTCGCGTCGCCCCAGGCGGTGCGGTCGCCGATCTGGATCTCCTGCACCGCATCCACCGGCCCCTGGCACAGCACCAGGTGCAGGCCGATCCGGTAGCGGTAGCCGACGGTCTGCTTCTTGCTGCGGCCACCCATCAGGCCGTCTCCTGCGGTTCAGATCGACTGCGTGCGTGCTCGACCACCCGCCGCGCCATCGCATCGCCCGTGGCCAGCAGCACATCCGCATCGATGCCCCCGCGCAGAAAGACGCGGAAGTCCAGGCCCTGGCGCGCGAACCAGGCGCGCGTGCCGTGCACGCACATCCCGGCGGCGCGCACGTGGGCGATGGTGATGACGAGGGGCTCGCTCACTTCTTGCCGCCCTTCTTCTTGATCGGTTCGGCTTCGAGGTCGCCGTACCACACGACGTTGGCGCCACGGATGAGCACCGCGCCGAAGACGACCGGGATTGGCCGCCCCTCCTCGGCCGTGGGCGCGTCGAGGTCGGAGAGTTCGGCGGGTTTGGGTTTGGGCGGCTTGGGCGCGAGGGCGACGGAGACCAGCGCCGCCACGACGATGACGACCAGGTACCACATGGGAGGTCCTGCGGGTTTCAGAAGACGCCCGTCGAGAACGGGTTCTTCGACGGGATGAAGGGGAAGCCGCCGTAGTTGGCCAGGTTGTCGAAGCGCGCGGCGCAGGTGGCCGTGCTGTGGTCGCAGCCGGCCGTCAGCAGCACCTCGGTGCCGGCCTCGATGGCCACGGGGTAGAGCATCTCGATGCCGCTGCCGAATTCGTTCACGATCATGTGGCGCGCGCCTGCCGGCGTCTGCAACCAGCCGCCGGCGAGCATGCCGGCCACCTCGGGCGGCAGACTCGCCAATTCCACCTGGCGGCCTATGGAGCGGATCACTTCGGCGCTGGCCAGAATCGGCGTCGCCCCGCATGCGGCCGAATACAGCACGTGCGAGCAGGCGCGGCTGTAGAGCCGCCTGAGACCAATGCGCTTCAAGCTCACCTGGGCGGATTCGCAGCGGATGCGCGCAGAGTCATCGGCCACCTCCACCCCGAGCACGCGGCCCATCCAGCGCGTGCCGGCGATCCACCAGTAGTCGCCCCCGCCAGCACGCTGGGCGGTGAGCAGCCGCACCGCGGTGGCCTCGCCGCTGAGGCTGGCCTGCAGCAGCTGGCGCACCAGCGCATGATCCGGCGGCAGCTTCAGCTCCAGCGCCGACTTGGCCGCTTCCGCGCCGAGCGCGAGCGCGTTGCGCTCGAGGGGGCAGCACTCGTAGCGCTGGCCGCCGATCTCCACGTCGAACTCGTGCGGGGTGAGGTGGAAGCTGCCGCTTGCGCCCTCGAAGGCGTAGAGCTCGACATCGGTCAGGGGCATCTCGCTCATGGTCAGGACGGGGTGTAGGTGATGCGATCGTTGCCGCGCGGCTCGGGCAGCCGGCGCAGGGTCAGGGGGATCTCGACCAGCGCGGGGGTGTGCCAGTACAGATCGACGGCGTCGTGGTCGAGCCGGCAGCGGGCCAGGCGCAGGACGCGGCTGCCGGCAGGCACCGCGGCATCGAGGCCCGAGCGCAATACCAGCATGCCGCCATGGTCGCGGTGGCAGATCGCGGTCAGCACATGCTGCCGGCTGCCGTCCGGGTGCAGGATCAGGCAGGCGGCCGGGCGGTGCCAGAACGCAGAAATGTCCTCGCCAGTCACTCGCAGGAAGCCATCTTCGGGATCGGCCTCCGCAGTGACCCGCAGCACCGGCGCCAGGCCATCGGGCAGCCAAAAAGATGCCAGTCGGCCTTGGGTTTGCCACAGCCGCGCGCGCCAGCGCTCGATGTCCTGCGCGCCTGTGGCCAGGTAGCGGCGCTGCAAGGTCGTCGTCGGCCACGGGTCGTCACGCCGCACCCAGGGGTCGGCGGGGGAGAGGTCCTGCCGCGTGACCACGCCCTGCGCCGTGATGAAAGGATCGTCGCGCCAGTTGCCGTCGGGCCACACCGGCAGGCCGTCGAGCAGCGGGTCGCCCGGCAGGTCCATGTCCGGCAGGGGCGTGGGCGTGAGGCTGGCGCTCACGCGGCCGCCGGCCACGCCAGGCACCCACTGCGCCAGATCGGCCGCCTCGCTGGCCATGCCCCACACCAGCGGCATGACGGCCGCGCCTGCCGGCACCGCGCGTGCCAGCGGGGCGGCCAGCCACAGCCGCTCGGTGTCCAGGTGCGCCAGCCGCGCGGTCTGCCAGCCATCGGCGGCGAGGATCAGGACCCAGCGCTCGTCCCCGTCCCAACCCTGTAGCCCGTCGAAGCGCAGGCGCAGATCGGCCGCGGGCGGCCCGAAGCGGTGCGCGTGCGCCGCCGTCACAGCCAGCGCCAGAGCGCCGCGTGGGCAGGCTTCGGTCAGGTGCAGCGCGTGCTGCGGCAGCGGCCACAGCGCCCTTTGCCCCAAATGATCGGCCAGCCAGTCCGCGACCAGCGCATCGCTCACGCGCCCGTGGCCCACGGTGTAGGTGAGGAAGCGCCGCGGCACGCGGCGCAGCGCCTGGCGGGCTTCGTTGCCGCTCGCAAGCCGCGTGACGGCCGTCTGCCACTCCAGGCGCTCGACGAGCGGCTCGGCCCAGTCGTGGCGGAAGGCAAACACACCGCGCTGAGCGTCCGGCCACGGCGCATCGCCGAAGGCGTCCATGCCGGTGGCGACGATGGCGGCCGCGGCCGTGTCCCGGCGTAGGACCTCCACCCAGCATGCGGGTGCATCGACGGGAGCCCAGGGCGCCGCCAGGGATTCCGCCAGAAGTTCGGCCACCCGATCGGCCGGCCATGGGGAAGCCGCCGTCTCCGGCGTGAAGTAGGCCGCGCCCGCACCGAAGGCCGCCTGCGCGAGCACTTCGCCACTCAAAGCGGTCAGTTCGCGGCCTGGTGCCGGCGCGCTGGCCAACTCCGTCCGTTGCTCGGCGACGGTGCGCTCGGTCATGCCGACTCCACGCCGAATTCGGCGGCGTTGAAGGCGGCTTCCGTCCAGGGGACGTTGCCGTTGGGGTTGCGCTCAAAGAGCGCCGTGTGCCAGGCCAGTTGCTCTTGCGGGATGAGGTCGGCGCTGGTGGCCGTCTGCGCGCCGCTCGCCACGAGCCCACGCATGCGGCCGCTGCCCGCATCCGTCTTGCGCGCGAGCAGGGTCACCTGCACGCCGTGGATGGCCGGGGTGGTCATCACGGGCAGCGCCTCGACGTCGAAGGTCTGGCGCAGGCCAGCGGTATCCGCGCGGATGCCGCTGGCCTCATCGCCGTCGCTCACCGCAGCCCAGGCGCTGGCCGCCCCTTCGACGGTCCACTGGTTCAGTGCCCCGTCGGCCTGGGCCTTGAGCGCATCGACCCGCACGTCGCCGAGGAAGGTGTTGTTGATCGTGCCGCTGGTGTCGGCGAGATAGAGGTCATCGACGTCGACGGTGACCGGGCAGGGTTGGCCCGGCACGCTGCCTGCGAAGGCGGTGAGCAGCGGCCCGCCGCCCTGGGTGGTGTTCTGCGCCGACAGGGTGATCGCGAGCACGCCGTTGAGGCGCACGTTCAACGTGCCGTTGCTCGTGCCCTGCACGACCTGCAGTTCGACGTAGTGCCACCCCCGCACGGCCGCCGTCGTGACCGAGGT